TCGAAGAGACTGGCATAGGACATTCAATAGACGAAGATGAGGTGACAGAATGAACAAAACATTCGAGGAGCATATGCGTACATGCAACACGGACAGAATGCTACTGGTTGCTAAGCAGCACACGCGGTTTCCAGCAGACTACAGGGACATTTATCAAGAGGCTTTGCTGAAGGCATGGGAGCACACCGACAGTTTCAGGGGTGAAAGTACCTTTGAAACCTGGATTTCCCGAATCATAATCAATTCTGCTCATAATTGGGACACTAAAAAGGCTCGTAACCCTGAAGCAGATGTTGACATTGACGAAATAGGGGAATATGAGCTAGGTTTTTATAGTTCTCCGGAGGAGGAGTGCATAGCTGAGGAGCTAGAGCAGGCGATCAATGCAAATCTGAATGATTTAAGCACAAAGGAGTTGCGTTTGTGGCAATTACGCGCACAGCTGCTTACATTTGAGGAGATATCTGAGCTGTTAGGCGTTGAACCAAGTACAGTACGTACTAGATACCAAGCAATTCTAAATAAAGTATCTAATATAGCGTATCCAAGAGATTACAAGAGGCGTATTTAGTTATTTAGTAGGTTTATAGTTAGGTGTATAGTTAGTTATCTAGTTATATACCTTTCGTTTTTAGTACTTAGACAACTTTTTGAGCGTTTTGTCTGGTTTTAATTTATTTATTTTTATTTCCAGACATTATTGTTAATTAGTTGTCTAACTAATACAAATGAGAGAAAACTATGAAAGAAGTTAAACCCAGTGGTCAATGCATACGCAGAGAACCCTGTCCGCACTGTCCCAGTAGTGACGCTGTGCAGATATACGAGCGTGAAGATGGAACAGAAGATGGTTTCTGTTTCGCCTGCAGTAAATTCGTAGACAAGGGCAACAGTAAGCCCATCAAGGTTGAGAGGGAAGAGACAGCTATGACAGTAGATGTACAGAAGTTACCTTGCAGAGCGTTACCAGACAGAGGCATCACTAACGCCACTGCTAAGGCGTTCGACGTAAGGGTGGCAGTTGACCCAAAGGATGGGAAAACTATAACGCATCACTTCTATCAGGACACCAAGGATGGTAAGCCTGTAGGATATGAAGTAAGAGAAGTTGCTAGCAAAGAGTTTAGGTCTAAGGGTGATCGCAAAGGTGCCCTAGACTTATGGAACCAGAGCCGCACCTCAGGTGGGCGCAAGTTGTTCATCACTGAAGGTAGATGCGATGCAATGGCCCTGTATCAGGTTGTACTGGATAATACGCCAGCTAAGTACAAGCATTACTTGCCTAACGTAGTGTCCCTTACACGCGGTTCTAGCGGTGCTGCTAAGGACATTGTTAATAACATCAACTTCCTGAACAAGTACGAAGAGGTTATCCTCTGCTTTGATCAGGATGCAGCGGGTGCAAAGGCAACTAAGGAAGCCCTTAAGGTTTACCCTAATGCTAAGGTAGCAACCTACTCTGAGAACGATCCTAACGCTATGCTGTTAGCTGGTAAAGCTAAGGAATTATATCAGGCATGCGTTTGGAACAGTACAGTAGAGCGCATGGGTGAAGTGGTTGATGTGCACGACATCATTGAATCTGCTATGCAGAAGCCTGCAATGGGGATTAGTTTCCCTTGGCCTACTGTCACTAAGGCGTGCTTTGGTATACGTCCCGGCACTATTCACTGCGTAGGTGCAGCCCCTAAAATAGGTAAGACTGATCACCAGCACCAGCTAGTGCATCATCTTGCTCTGGTAGAGAAGGTTAAGGTAGGTGTATTCGACCTTGAGAACAGCCCTGTACGCACAGCTAAGAAGCTGGCTAGCAAAGAGGCTAAGGTTGACTTCACTAGACCTGACAAGGAGTACAGCGACGACCTGTTACGTGATTCTTTGCTAGCCTTTGAAGGCATGGTGCGCTTCTATGATCGCTGCGCCAGCAGGGACTGGGAGGATATACGGGTAGCAATCCAGGAAATGCATATCTTGGATGGCATCAACATATTTATTCTTGATCCTTTAACTGCGCTGGTATCTCGGTATGCATCCTCTGAAGCTAACGACAAACTGAATGAAATTGCTACTGACATGGCGGATCTGGTACAGAGTTACCCGATTACTATCTTCACGTACAGTCACGTTAACCCCAAGCCAAAGGGCAAGAAGACGCACGAAGCAGGGGCTAGAGTGTACAGTAGTGAATTCACTGGTAGTAGAGCCATGGAGAAGTGGTTTCACTACGGGCATGGCATCAGTAGAGACCGTACTGAAGAGTGCCCAGAGGATAGAAAGAATATGTCTGAGTTCTATATGCTGTTTGATAGAGAGTTTGGACAGGGTTACCTAGCTGATGTATACTTTGATGAAGCAACGGTAACATACTTAGAACCTAGTAGGAGATGGTAATGACACGAACACAGACGTACAAGTATGATCCAGAAGTTAGTAGAATAGAAGACTTCTTGAAGTGTATTGACACCCGACTAGGTGAAGACGGTACAACTTATATAAACTGTAAGCTGTGGTTGTGGAGTGTTGAAAGTAAAAACCCCATAATCACACTTAGGGAGGCATACCACTACTGGGAGCAATACGCCGATGATGGGGAATACCACTCAATAATAGGCGATATGTTATGAATTCTTCTGAAGAACGTACGCAGTCTCTGAAAGTTCACAAGTACAAGTGCAACGCCTGTGGTAAAGAGTACATCCGAGAATCAGAAAAGAAGTGGATGCCTAGTTACTGTGGTACGATGGACTGTTTAGCAAGGTTGTACAGGGGTAAATGATGGATTACGTAATAGATATAGAAACGGACGGTATCAATGCGACAAAAATACACTGCATGGTTGTTCAGAAAGTTGGTGAAGGTCTTGGGATTTATGTTGGAGATGACAACATACGTGACTTTCTTCTTGGTCTTAGCAATGATGATCGTCTTATCTGCCATAACGTACGTAGGTATGATCACCCTACTCTGGAGCGAATACTTAAAATTAAGATTCAAGCAGCCTTAGTTGATACACTGGCACTGTCATGGTACCTGTACCCAGAAGTTGCGAAGCATGGGCTAGAGGCATGGGGTGAGCGCCTAGGTGTAGCTAAACCTGAGATCACTGACTGGGAGAACCTTACTGTAGTAGAGTACGTGCACCGCTGCAAAGAAGACGTTAAGATAAACACCCTGTTGTGGGAACAACAAGAAGCTGACCTTAACTTGCTGTACGAGGGCGATCCCAGTAGGCTTATACGGTACCTAGACCTGAAGATGCGCCAAGCGGCCTTACAGGAAGCCTCCAGATGGACGCTAGACGTACCCGCTGCTAGTGTACTACTAGGTACCCTAGAGTCGCTGTACGGCGATTCTACGGCCTTGCTGGGTAAGAATATGCCTAGGATTCCCGTGTATAAGACCAAGAAGGCGTACACAGGTGACCCATTCAATAGGTACGGGGGCACGAATAAGATATTCACCAAGTGGGTAGCATTCTGCACTGAGCAGGGTTACCCAGAAGATCACAAGGAAGATATCACTTTCCTTGACAGCTACAAGGAACCTAATCCAGGTTCTGTACCGCAGGTTAAGGACTGGTTAGAGCAGCTAGGCTGGAAGCCTTGTACCTTTAAGTTCAGTTCAACAGGTAAATCAGTAGCACAGGTACGAAAGGGAGATGAGTTATCTCCTTCAGTGAAGCTGCTATTGTCAGTTCACCCTGAGCTTAAATGCCTTGAAGACATGACTGTAATCAAGGATCGCATAGGTACTGTGAAGCGTTTACTGGACAATGCCGAAGGTGGTACTGTAGAGGCAGCTGTTCAAGGGTTGACTAATACGCTGCGGTTCAAGCACGCTATCTGTGTAAACATACCAAGTGCACGTAAGCCTTGGGGTGCAGAGATACGGGCACTGCTCACTGCTAAGGGGGGTAATGTACTCTGCGGGGCTGATCTATGCAGCCTTGAAGATAGGACTAAGCAGCATAGCATGTACAAGTACGACCCTGAGTACGTAGAAGATATGCAAGCTGATGACTTTGATCCGCACCTTGATCTGGCATTAGCAGCTGGGGCAGTTACACCAGCACAGGTTGCATGGTACAAGGCTGGCAACCGCGAGCCTGCTGTTGTACAGATACGACACAACTACAAAGGAGGAAACTATGCATGCACCTACGGGGTTGGTGTAACTACTCTAGCTTCACAGCTAGGGATATCTAGGAAGGAAGCAGCGGCTATTCACAAGGCGTACTGGAAAAGGAACTGGGCACTGAAGGAGATAGCTAAGGACGCAGTGACTAAGCGCAGCTTGGATAAGATGTGGCTATGGAATCCAGTAGCGGAGTTGTGGTACGTGCTCAGGTCCGATAAGGATATCTTCAGTACACTGAACCAAGGCATGGGTACATTCTGCTTTGATATGTGGGTAGCTTATATCATCAGGCATGTACCGCAGCTAACAGCTCAGTTTCACGATGAAGTTATACTTGAGTGCCAACCAGAGGAGAAGCCAAAGATTATGCAACTACTTTACAATAGTATTCAGGGCGTGAACAACCTATTGAGGTTGAACAGAGAACTAGAGTGCGATGTACAATTCAGTACAAACTATGCAGGTGTGCATTAGGAGGAGTTATGAAGTGTTTTAAATGTGGAGTTGATCTAAGCCATTGGGACCCAACACACGAAGACCCACTTATTGAAATACAGTGCGAAGATTGCTATGAAGGCATGATCGAAGAGTATATCAACAACTACGGGGAGCCTATGTCTGAGTTTGAAAAAGAGTTCGGGTTTGATATCAATGACGAGGCTGGATACAGGGATTAAAAATAAATGAAAATAAAACCAGACACTTTGCTATAAAAGTTGTCAAAGAAGTACAGCACACAAAAGCACACGAACTTAACAACAAGAGAACAATCAAATGAGTATTATACGCAAATCAAATCAGTCAGAAGGCACCTCAGATTACGTTAACCTTAAGCCCGGTGAGTACGATGCCCGCCTGGCTTATGTAGCTGACCTTGGCTTACAGGAACGTAGCTACGCAGGTGAAGAGAAGACTCCAGCCCAGCAGTTGTCACTATGCATGGAGTTAATTGGGGAAGTCACTGTCATTGACGGGCAGGAAGTACCGCGCACATTGTGGTGCAAACCCTTTAACATCTTCTTCAAGATGTCAGACAAAGGTAAAGAGTACGAGTTGTACAAAGCCTTGAACCCGTCAGCTAAGCCTGATACAGTAGCGGACTGGGATGCAGTACTAGGCAACCCATGCTCTATTACAGTGATTAACAAGCTGGGTACAGACGGTAAGCTGTACGACAACATTGAGTCAGTGCAGAGTATACCGCTCAAGTATCAGGATAATGTAGGTGCAAGCTCCTTCACTGACCAGTGCACAGGTGACTCTGAAGATGAGAACAGCCCTGCACAGAAGGCTATGTTCGGCTTAGCTAAGCACGTGCATGAAAAGCGTATACTAGAGGGT